ACAGTATAGGTGTCCTTCATAATGATAGGATTGTTGTCGAAGATTTCGTCATTGGCCTCAAGAGTGTCAGCCATTGTAGCTGTTCCTTTCTTGAACTCAGAACCATAAACGAAAAGGGTGCAGGTAGTGTCTTGCGCCATAACCTGACCGCTTGCTTCGTAAAAAGCAACAGTAGCAACATTAGATGCAACAACGGTTACAATACCCTTATTAGCCCCACTGCCATCATTTGCAACAATCATAACAGTTTGACCAACACGAATAGCAACACCATTAGTCCCTAATGGGTTTGAGGCAGGGTCAAGAGCATCATTAATTGTAAAATTAGCAGAAGCAGTAGCAGCAGCTCCATCAGCATTAACATCAGTGTACTTAATGTGCAGACGACCCTGCTCTGCCCATTTGATTTGGTCAGAAGTGGTCGGCATCTCAGCTCCTACCATGCGGAGGAAAGCAGAGATAGAACGATTACCATAACGCTCAAACTCCTTTTCATAAGTATCAGGCAGATACTGATTCAAGAAGTTGAAGTTAGTAATGTAGTTTGTCGGAAGCGTAAGCTTCTGTGGTGCGGGCTGTAGATTAAAGCCCGGGGATGATAGTACAGACATTTTTTATTTTTTAGTCTCGTTAACTTTTCTTGCTGCGTATTTTAAGTCCGCGCCCGGAGTCTGAAGGAACAGCGCGTATTGTCAACCCATCTTTGCTGCGACTGCTTTCAGGAGCTTTTCTTGTTTCTGACATATCTACGTTTTTCATCTTACGCATTGTGTCATCAACGGCATTTGCCTGCCCTTGCTCATAAAAAAACTTCGCGAACTTTTCAGGGTTCAACGCTACAGCCAACGCTCGGTGGTATCCTACTGAGTCTTTCATAAGCCCCTGTTCATCCAAATACTTTCCTACAAAGGACATTGAATCCAAATGGGCCTCTTTCGTCTCACTAGCGCTACCGGTTGAGAAAGTGAAGTTTTTATCTCCAACAGTAAAATCAAAACCTTTGAAGTCACTATTGAAAACCTCGTCAGTCTTCTTAACGAAATACTCACGCTTCTTTTGATTCTCCTCCTCGAACGTCTTTGCCTCCTTCATATATTGTTGATAGGCTTCGTACTGCTCCTTATCAGCTTCCGGAACGACAGATGAACTTGACTCAAGTTTCACCTTGTACTGCTCCTTGTTCTGATTGAACCAATCCTTCGCCTGAGCAACCGCTTTCTTTTTCTTCAGCTTGACTTTCCTAACGTCATCATCATCGTCCAAGTCTTCATCGTATGAATACTCTTCCATGATGACCTCAAGGTCGTCTCTGTCTATTCCTTTTTCAGTAGCCAAAAGATATTCTTTCAGCCTTTCGTCTTCAGTCTTTTCATCAAACTCTTCTTGAGTTCTTAGAAAATCAGAAAACCCTCTTCCTGTTTCCTGCTTAAACCTCATGTAGGTTGCAACATCTTCAGGAAGCTCAGGAGCTTCTTTCTTCTCCTGCATCAACTCATCGAAAGATGATATGTCTTTGTCGTACCTGTTTTTAATATACGACAGCACATCCTCTTCTTTCAATTCAGGAACAACCTCCTCTTTACTTTCTTCAGCTTCTTGAATTGTGTCGTCGGCGACACTATTCCCTTCTGCTTTATCAAGCACCTCTTGTTCCATCTCAGCCGCAGACTTTTCTTCGCCTGTGACTTCTCTTACTTTAATGTCCATTGTAGTTAGATTTAATGCAAATTTATGACATTATCTTGGAGAAAACTCAGCAAGGTCAAAACCATCTAAGCTATCCTCGTTAGATTCAAAGTTGATTGGAGGTAGATTGTTCTTCCTCTGCTCAATAAGTTTAGACTGCTCGGTGTTCTGTTGGCTAATTCTTTTTGCCTTAGCCTCCTCACGAGATTGTTCTCTATCACTCAAAGACTTGCCTTGCATAGCAGCCAACTGAAGGTTGTAATTAAACTCTTCAGCCATAAGCTGCCTTTTCAGGTTCGCCTCATTGTTCATTTTTTCAATATCAAAAGCAGCTTCAGCTCTTTTAATTTCCATCTTAGCCTGAGTGTCTGCTTGAATCTTTTGCATAGCAGTTTGAGCTGCCATCTGCTGAGATTGCATCTGCTGTTGCGATACCATTGCCTGCTTATTCATCTCATTCTGTTGGTCCATCTCCTGCTTCTTGATTCGCTTAACCTTCAGCAGTTGATTTGCAAGCTTGGTATTCTTCAGCTCTCGAATGTCGATAGCATCTTCAAGATTGATGTCACCTTTTGATAGAGCCATTTGAATATTGGCTTCGAGCTGAGCTTTTTGCTCTTCATCCGGAGCCACTTCCAAAAAGATTCCAAAGTCGTAGATATAGAGGTCAGAAGTGTCGTTAAGAATTGAAACATTGTACTTGCCTATTTTATTCGCAAAGTCATCTTTAAAGTCTGCATACTCAAGAATGTCAGCAATCCTGTAAGACAAGCCTTCAGACATACGCTTGAACATATACAGAGTCGCATCAAGGATGTGGCGAGTTGCTGTATTTGAATTAAGAGCAGCCAACTTCTGAACGCCAACCAAAGCTCTAGAGTCAGGAGTAGAACCATCGCGAGCCTCATTAAGCCCCGTAACAGTTCTAATCATATCCAAGTAATGATTGTAGTTACCAATCAGCATCTGAGTCTTTGCAGCTCCTGAGTTTTTACTCAGCTCCTGTATAGGAACCCTTGCCTGATTGAAGTCGCCATCCTGAGTATAGCTCCGCCCCACCACACTACCTGTTTGGAAATACAGCCTCAAAGCATCTTCAGGATTGTAAGAGCCACCATTGCCCAAGTCAACTTCGCTTAGACCATCAGCATCAATAAAGACACCATCAGGAACTGTACGAGCAATAACCTGCTGAAGTTTTAAGTGCGTAAGCTGAATCAAATCAGCAAACGGAATCATCCTCCGCACAATGCTTTCAATCCTGCCTTTGTACATACGGGGAGCGCAGGCCACGTAGTTTGGCAAAGCGTGTTGAGATGAAGACTTTGGTCGAACCATGTTCTTCATCATCTCCCACTTAAGAATCATATTGGTCCCCATGACCATGATGCCATCATACCAAACATCAATGGTCTTCTCCATCTTGACAAAGTTGCCCTCCTCCATCATTTCTTCAGGAGGATTAAATTGGTCATCCTTTTCAATTACGCGCTCACCTCCATTGTCAAGCATCTTCTTCTTGTACACCATCTTCTTTGTAGACTTGTAATTGAAGTACAAAAGAGTACAGGTGTCTCTAAAGAAAATGTCATCATCATAAAACTGAGAGACATTGAAGTAGTCGTACCAAGATTGACTGTACTGAGATATTTTTTCTAAGTCTTCTTTACTAAGACTTTGGTCTATCTTGTACAGCTCAGTAAGGGGAACAGTTTTTATCTCGCCCCAATAAAAACAATCTTTAAAGTAAGGGTCTTCTGTGTAGCTGTGAACAACATTCGCAGGGTCACAGTATGAAATCTTCACCCCATCTCCGGGAAGAAACTGATGTTTGCTGATTGCTATACCCAAAACAGTTTGGTCATAGTCCAAACGCTTTCTCAAGTGAGCATAGTCATTCTCTTCAAGTATTGTAGACAGAGCTTCTTCCTGCGCAATTTCTATTGAAGGCTTGTAGTTAATCTGCATATACAGAGAAAGCTCCTCGTCATTCGCGGGAAGTTGGTCGGGATTCATTACAAACGGGTCGCTTCCCGTCTTCTCCTGAACAATACTCAAGACATCTTTGGCAACCATCTGCCCCTCAATCATGTCCTGATACTTACTGCGCTTCGCCTGAGACATTGCATCCTGAGCAAACGCTTTGACTTTAAATAACCTTTCAGACATTCCATTGACAATGATGTCAACGAACTTTGGTATAACAGGAACATTCTGCCAATTGAGATTGATGTAGGACAAATCCCCATCAATAGCTAATTCATTTTTATACTGTTGAGTCGGCTGCTCTCCACGAGCATACAGCCTTAGATTCTGATACTGATTAAATCTATCGTAAAACCTTCCTCTTGTAGAATTATCTTTTCTAAACCACTCGTACTGAATAGCTTGACCAACCTGAAGGCCAAACTCTACGGTGTCTTTTTCAGCGTCAGAAACAAACTGACTTGGAAACCCCGTTGGAGTTATTTTTATAGAGACCTCCTTCATTAAGATATTTCGCTTTGAATCCCTTTATTGCTATAAGTTGCAAATTTAATGCTTATTTTCTTGGACTCTACTTTTCTAGGAGCGTACATATCTTTTTGACAGGCCATTATAGCTAAGCCCGAACTTATTGAAGCATCGTGCTTTGTCCTATTTGATATGTCAAACTTAGCCCAATCCTCAAGCGTCCTATTGAAATACATTATACCCATCTCGTCAGCAGGACGATACTCACCTGTCATGTCTAGCCCCACATACTTTTCAATGTATGATTGAATAGCTGAAGCGTGAGCTTGCTTTATGTCTTCAGAAGAGTTGGGTATACCTCCTATTTCCTTTTCGGTTACAGACAATCTATTAAATGCTTTGTCAGGCCTGTTCATTGAGTATTCCCTGTAGCCCCTGTTCTTAAAATGATACAGCAACCTAGCCTTGTTGTTTTCAGCCAACAAAGGCATACCATAAAAAACACAAGCCATTAAGACATCTTCAAAAAATATCTCAGCAGTTTGTGGTCGTGCTATATACTCAAGGAAGAACTCGTTGACGGGAGCGTCGTCCATGT